TACCAAGAAGCCAGCCAAAGTTGCGGCTCCTAAGGCTAAGGTTACAGAGGACGAAGACGCACCCTTCTAAGGTACGCATCCAAAGGGCTTGACAACAGGCCCTTTTGGTGTTATACTTTAATCATACAGACACACAGGAGCAGATATGAAATCTTACAAAGTTCTTCCAGCAACTATGGATCAACTACTAGACGACGGCGACATGGTCAAAGCGACTACCACCAGCGATAAAGGTGTGTTCAAACGAGCGATTAATGTTGCACAGACTCTGACAAACATAGAAGGCTGGATCGTATCTGATAAGCACCTTAAAGGCCTCTTGGCTAATTGTAATGCAACGGCCTTTCCTAATCAGGATCCAAAGAGCCATACAATGTGGGGAAGTCGAAAGTTCAAAGGTCTTATTAAGAACGGTGTATTGATCGAAGTAGAATAAGGAGCGTAAAATGAAAGCATATTTCCTAGGCGTTATTTCAGGCATCATCATCTGTACCGTTGGCTTATCTGGCATTGCCCGGATGTTCGACAACGGTGTTTCTAAAGTTCAAGAAGTTTCAAGAGAAGCGGCTAAGTAATCAGCACGGGCCCTTAGCTCATGTTGGTTAGAGCAGTGGACTCATAATCCATTGGTGCCGTGTTCGACTCACGGAGGGCCCACCAATTTGCGACTGTGGTGAAATAGGTAGACACAAGGGACTTAAAATCCCTCGGCGCAAGCCATACCAGTTCGATTCTGGTCAGTCGCACCATACATCTGCCCTTAGCTCAGTTGGATAGAGCAACGCCCTTCTAAGGCGTCGGTCGGGGGTTCGAATCCCTCAGGGCAGGCCATGTTGTATTTTTACAACACACCGGTCATGACCGGTTGACATTATGACAGAGCGATGCTATACTATAGGTATAGTGAATAGTAAGGAGCAGAAAATGATTGTAGATACAAACCGCACAGTAACTTTCCAGGGTGTAGAGTACGATGCCAGCCACGGCAGTCCCTTTGATCGTGGATCAGCAGATTCATACTATGGCCGTCCTCAGTGCCCACACAAATACCCAAATGGCACTGGCAACCCTCCACGCATCGAAGCACCCGAGCTGACCCTTAAGGAGATGCGCGAATACTTCCGTGGCTACGAATACAACGAAGTTTTTGGCGATAAGAAAGACTGGGGTTGACATTTAGGTCAACTGGTAGTATACTATAGAAACTGTAACAAAGGAGCGAACTTATGTACAATGTAGTCGAAAACCCAATCCCAAAAAGCAACCTTTTCACTAGCCCTAGCCTAGAAGAAATCCAAAAGTTCATCAGCCAGTTGCCCCAAAAGGAGCAGGCTAATGCTAACCTCGTGTTCATGTTCACCTTGAACTCCTGCAATCAATTAGTAGAAGAAAATATCCTTTCAAAGGAAATCTTCGCTTGACAAACGGGCCAAATGGCCTTATACTATTGAAACTGTAAACAACTTAGGAGCGAAACTAAATGATCACAGCAGACCAAATCCAAGCAGGCTTTAGCCTAGCAGAACAAGCAAGCAAAGCAGAGTACCAAAAGTGGGGCGGCGACCGTGGTTGCTGTGGCTTTGCCTGGGTAGAAGTTAAGGTAGAGCGTACCAACTCAAAGCAGGCACAGGAGCTCTTGAAGGCAGGCTTCCGCAAGGACTATAAGCCACGCACTCTCAGCATGTGGAACCCAGGCGGATTGCCAGTGCAGAATGTGGACATCAAAGAAGCAGGTGCCTACGCCCTGGCCAACTATTTGACAGCCTTGGGCTTAGACGCTTACGCAGGCAGTCGTTTAGATTGACAACTAGGGCGAAAGCCCTTATAATAATAGACTTACGAAACTACACAAGGAACACAGATGAGCAAAGACTTTAACGAGAAACCCACAGGTTACCGTGTTATCAGCCTAGAGCAGGAGACTCCTGCACAGAGCAAAGAAACAGATGCAGAGATCATTGAACGCCTGCGTGAGCGTTTTGATATCTTGGATGATATGACTCGTGCTGTGAAGAAGGGTGCTGTTCGTGCTATGATTGTTTCGGGTGCTCCAGGCGTGGGCAAATCCTTTGGTGTAGAGAAGGTCCTGGGCAAGCATGACCTTATGGCTAATATTGCCAACGATGAAAAGCTCAAGAAGTATGAGATTGTCAAGGGCGCGATGAGTGCCATTGGCTTGTACTCAAAGCTCTATGAGTTTAGTGCAGAGAAGAACATCCTAGTGTTCGATGACTGTGACAGCGTATTGCTAGACGACTTGAGCTTGAACATTCTCAAGGCTGCTCTAGACACTAGTAAGAAGCGTACCATCCATTGGAACACTGACAGCCGTTTGTTGCGTAGTGAAGGTGTGCCCAATAGTTTCGAATTCAAAGGCGGTGCTATCTTTATCACAAACATCAACTTCCAAAACATCAAGAGCAAGAAGTTACAGGATCACTTGCAGGCATTAGAGAGCCGTTGTCATTACATTGACTTGACCATACACACAGAGCGTGAGAAGATGTTACGCATTCGTCAGATTGTTGGGGATGGTATGTTAGCAGAGTATGACTTCAGTGATGAAGAGCAAGCAGAGCTTGTCCAATTCATTGATGAGAACAAGCGGCGTCTGCGTGAACTTAGCCTGCGTACAGTACTAAAGACAGCAGACCTTATGCGTAGTTTCCCAAATGATAAATGGAAGCGTGTAGCACAGATTAGTTTGATGAAGTAACCTCAGTTGTGTAGTTACCCTAGGGATAAGCCCGATTCGCTCCCGGCTCCCTAGGGCTTTTTTATAGGTGATATATGAACCGACTCTTATTAGCATTAGCACTCACAGCGACAGCACACACAGCCCATGCTTGGGGACAGTATGAGCAGGGCATAGCCACAGGCCTAGCAGGTGCTTGGGTATACAATAAGCTCACAGAGCCTAGGGTCCTAGTACAGCCACAGTATGTACTGCCCGCACCCAACCCATACCCATACCTACAGCCCAACTATAGGCCCATGCCCGTAGTGTGTAGAACTGTGCCCGTACTGGACACCGTGGGTCGCATCGTGGCATACCATCAGGTCTGTGATTGAAAATATTTTTTGGTTGAGAGGTCAAGAAAATATTTTTTCGAAAAGGTCGACCCCAGAGGCAGTAAAATAAAAAACTGTTGCTTTTTTGCAACAGTGCTAACAAAAATTGAGGTTGCAGAATCACCATGACCTGATAAAAATACCCTATATATTAAATTTTTGCACAGCAGTTTTTTTAAACCTTGCAGGACCCTTTCGGGCTAGAATGTCTACATAATAAATACTCTTGTCTATACAGGAGCGAACTATGTGGACAGCGAGCGAATATCTACGTCAAACCCCACCAAGACCATTAAAGTACAATGTCTTACAACGTGCCAATTCATGGCGCTATCATAACATGAAACCCCGTGGACAGATTCTAGATATACTAGCCTAAGGTACTATGCTAGTATAATTACTAGTATATGCTACACACTTACCTTCCCCGAGCAATTTCCGCAGTTCTCAGCATAGTGCAAAGCACAGGCCTACGCAACCGTGTCTATGCCATGGAGGATCGTTTGGACATATTAGAAGTAGCCATAGAAGACATAGCTCGTATCAATGCACACAGTCCTGAGCCAAATCCCTTAATCACCAATATAGTTGCTAACGTACAGCGTCATCACGAATCCATCAGAGAATATATACCCTAAACTATATAAGTGTATGGACGATAGAGATATTTTTATACAGACTAAACAGGGCCAGTTCGAATACGATGCAGACTACGACATATATCGTAGACGGCCAGAACCTAGGGATTTGACACACTTTCAGCAGTTTGGTTGGATATATGTCTTAGCCATATTGACTGTGATCGCCTACTATGTTACACTAATTCAAGGATAAGTACAGTATGAAAGCACCTTATGTTATAGTTGTAGCACTATTAGTTCTATATTCTTATATACATTGGCTTTGGTAAAAACTGCCAGGGCTGACTGTTAAGTACCCTAGCAAAATTTTTTACGCAGAATTTTTTGCATTTCTGCAAATACCCATTAAGGAGCGCAAATGGCCAAGAAGACCAGCAGTAAAACAGTTAAGCCAGAATCAGTACTGCCCACAGATGACTTTAGTAAATTGTCAGAAGATCAAACAGCAGAGATCCTAGAAGTAACCTTTGAAACTATCTGCAATCGTTTGGAACAAAGTGGTGTAGATCCTGATTTGATTACTGGCATACTGTTTAATCACTTTACTCAACGCTTGTGCGATGTTAATGATCGTGAACAGTATGAAATGATCCTAGAGATGGCCTTAGAAACCGCTTGGGACGAACAGACTATACATTGATTCTGTGAATAAGGTGCGTATATTATGCACCTATTTTTTTGCGCTGGCGCTTCGCGGCTTCGCCGCTTAGAGACTCTCGCCCTGGTTAAATAAGTGTAATGAAAACTGCCTGTGTGTTCATTGCTGACCCTTACTGCTCTGTTCAATGCGCTAATGGACTGCTTGGGGTATTGAGTGAGGATTTTCGCATACGCATATTTGGCGCAAGGCCCTTGGAACAGGGCTTTTTTCATGACTGCGATTTGCTAGTCATTCCTGGGGGCGAAGGAGACAGTGAAAGTTTCCATAGACTCATGCGTAATCATCGAGAGGCCATAAGGGCTTATGTTCAGCAGGGTGGTGCTTATCTAGGCGTCTGTATGGGTGCTTACTGGGCGGGCAGTCACTACTTGGATATCTTGGACAATCTGGACACCGTACAGTATATCACACAGCCCGGAGCAGATACTCGACGCCCTCATGCCAAAAACATTAGGGTAACTTGGCAGGGTGTGGCAACAACAATGTTCTTCTATGATGGCTGTGCCATAGTGGGCCCGGGAGAGCGAACTGTCTGGGCTACCTATGCCAACGGAGACGCCATGGCAGTGATACAACGTCGCACGGGCCTAATAGGCTGTCATCCTGAAAGTGAACCGTTTTGGTATGACTACCCTAGTTGGATGCGGGGACATTTCCACCAGGGCAGGGATTGGCTAAGGCTAAGAGAGTTTGTACAGGCTCTGGTTAAAACGGACTATCAGTAGGGTCTGAACCACCGCCCATGTTATTCAAAAACTGACGTAGGCGTGTGCTGTCTGTCTGTGCTCGAACCTTGGGTATGGCTATGCCCTGCTGTGGATCTATTTCGCCGGTAACTGGGTCTACGGACTGCGGTGCTTCTGCGGTGCTCTTGCGTTTTAAATCATCAATGATACTTGAGCTCTTTGGACGGTATTCACTGTCGCTCTGTCCTTCCAATCCTGGGTCTGTGATGCGTAGTGTATCAATATCAAAGTCTAGGTCAATCTTCATACCCACGCCGCTACTACTACGAGTTTTCATTAACTGTATCTGATACTTGCCACGTTCACGCATAGCACGGCTGGTAAAGATACCAAACACGTTATCCGCTGTTTGAATCTTACTAAGTCCGCCTGAAATGTGACTGTGATCAAATTCAACTTCTTCCACAGCACCACGGTTCAACTGTGCCGCTGTAACAAACACACATTGTTTTTCCATGGCCAAGTTTCTAAGTTCTTCTGCCACATACTTGTCCTTGACGAACAGGTTTTCTGCACTAATCTTCTTACTGATTGGCAGTAACAGGTCCATATAGTCTACCAGCAGTACGTCCACCTTACGACCCATTTTAATTTCATACTCTTTCAAGTAAGCACGAATGTCGTTAGTTGTTTTACCCGATGGCATATACTTGACTTGGAAAGCACCGGACTTCTTACCAATCATCTTGACTTTCATTTCAACATTGTCAAGATCCTTGAAAATCTCCTTGGTACTGATGCCTGTGGTCATTGAATCCACACGCATACTAACCAATGCTTCACTGAGTTCCAATGTTAGGTATACAACGTTTAAACCTTGTAAGGCCCAGTTTACGCCAAGGTTAGCAAGAAAGAGGGATTTACCAGCACCGCTTCCACCGGCAAAAATGTTAAGTTCTCCACGGTTCATGCCTCCAAATAATCTCTTGTCCACTGTGTCCCAGCCAGTCTTGACCTGCCCGTTCTTATCTTTAAGACCCAGCAAGCGACCTTTAGGATCACTCCAATAGTCTGTACCCATGTCCTTTTGTAGGCCAATCTGTACAGCCTTTTTGATCAGTTCTTCCACAGGACCATAGTCACCCTTTTCCAGCATGTCTGCTGATTCTAGAATAGCTCGCTCAAGGCCTTTGTGTTTGGTAAATGTTTCAAACTCCAACATCAGCCAATCGTAGTGTTCGTCTTTGAGTACACCTGGATTGTTCAGCTCAGTCTTAGT